GTCACGCCTTGCGCGGCGTCTTGAACGATTTTTTGAACAAATGCGTTTTGCTCGCTAATACTTAAATTCGCAAAAGCATCATCAACTTCGACCTCGCCAACGCCGTCTATTTCAATAATCATTATTTAATGCTCCACTTTAAATCTGGGGCCGTGCCTTCTGGAACCTCAACTGGGTCTAGCTTAAACCGCTCTCTGCGTCGCGCTATCGCCGCAGAGCGATTGTCACGCGCTCTCTGGTTTATCCTTAGAAGCTCTTGGATCGCAGCATATGCTGTTGCCTCAGTGCGAGCGTCTCCAAGCTCTTTTGCAGCCCTCTGCGCATCGCCTTCAGTCTGAACGCCCTTATTCAAACGCAGGCTGGTGTTTACAAGTCGCGTCTTAAATCTTTCAAATTCGTCGCGCGCTTCGGCGGTGTCTATTGCGCCCTGCCCGCCAACGCCCATCGAGCCAAGGGCTCCTTTAAGGAACCCAGAAGGGCCAATATCAAGCGGGCCGGTAAACTCTTTTGTCGCTGGGTCATACCCAAAGTCGTCAATGATGCCGGATATGTCTTGCATTAAATTGTCTATTGCCGTGATCGCCTCAAAGTCAGCTTCTTCTGCCTTCCTTGCGTCAGCTGGCAGCCCAGTGGCCTCCCTTCTCGCTTCACGCTCTGCTTGCGCAATACGCTGTTCCGCGGCTACTACGTCTTCATTTATGGTAATCACAGGCTCGCCGCTTCTGCCTTCTGGGTAGGTCACGGTGTATTTGCCGCCGCTCAGTATTTCGCTTGGCGGCTTGACCGCTTGCGCTGCAATCTGCTGGCCCATCGCAGTTGGCGAAAGCTGGGTTAAAATCGCCATCGCTGTCTGCATGTCGCCTGATTGTAGCGCCTCAGATGCACGCTTAGCCAAAGACCGCGCCTCTGTGTCTCTTGATATTTTCAACGCCTCTGATGCGTTTAGCAAGCCGCCACGCATCAAATCAGCAGCTTCTGGAGAATATTTCTCCAAGTATTCAATGGTCTTGTTCCGCTTGGCAGCCGCCTGCCGCTGCGCGCCGCGCGCCCTGATCGCTTCGCCAGCCCGCAGCTCCGGCAGGATAAGCGGATCGAGCGCCGCAGCAAATTGCTCCGCTCTGCTTAGGCCGGTTGTCGGGCTTGGCGTTCCAAGGTAATCCATGATGCCGCCGAAGCCGCTTCTGCGCTGCTGCGGCGCTGCCGCTGCCTGCGGGCGATCCTGCCGTAGCGCTGACAGTGGCGCGCGTGGCGCTGCTTGTGGGGCCGTTCCGCTGGCCAGCATCTGCATGCGCAGCTCTTCTTCGCGCGCCCTATCCATTGGAGTTGCCATGCTTGTTCCTTTCGGCAAAATATCCTCGCCAATCATGTTGGCTATTGATGACAGCTTTGCGCCATAATTTGGATCAGTCGCGTACCCCGACGCGCCCATCGCAGCTATTTGATCGCTTAGCGTTTTGGCCTTCAGCACCGGCTCATATCTTTTATTGCCAGTGATGAAGCTGGCGTAGTCGTCAAAGCTTTGCTGAGGGTTCTCGTAAGCCCTAAACTCTGACGGCTCCACAACCATCTTCCCGTCAAAAAACTCTTCAGACGGGAAAACTTGCCCCGCTCCTTTTATGCCAAAGTAATTGGAGTTTGGCGCAGATTTTCCATAGCCAGTTTCCAATGCAGACTGCGCCAAAACCAGACGCGGGTCTAAACCCGTGCGCTCGCTTACCCTGCGAGCGTATGGCATCATGGCCTTGAAGAACTCTTCTGGTGTCATCAGAACGGCAACGATTTAGGCTTAAACATGCTTGCGCCAAGCTGCAGATAGTTGAACAGGCCCGGCTGCATTGACTTCGTTGTCGTTGACTGATCTGGCGTAGCCCCAAGCGCCGCCAATGGCGCTGCGAGCGCTGCCTGCGGTGCGCCGGTGTAGCCAGCATATTGCGCCTTGGCCGCGTCAATGAGCGACTGCTGCAACATCTGCTGCAGTAGACCCTGCTGCATCTGCTGCTGCTGGATCGCCTGCCCTGTGCCGAATGCCTGCTGGCCAAGCCCCGCGAGCTGCTGAGCTGCACCCAAACGCGTTCCCATTGCAGCCTGCTGCGCCGCCAAGTTTTGCGCCTGAGCGGATGCCCGCTGCTGCGCCGCGTATTGCGCCGCCGCCGTCTGAGCGCCGACATCCTGACCGGCGAGGCCAAGTGCAGTCTGGTAGCCCTGCTGGCGCAGCTTTGACGCGGCGTCTAGCGCCTGCTGCCCGTAGCCAAGCCGCGTTTCTGCCTCGGCAATGCCTTGGCGTGATCCGCCGAACGCGTTTGCACGCTGCGCCTGCGCGCCTTGCAGATTTAGCGCCTGCTCCTGCGCGGAGCCAATGTCACGCATCGTCTGCTGCACGACTTGGCTCTCATACGGGTTGGTGTATGGCGCGAGGCTTGTGCCTGCGATCTGCGATGGCCGGTAGGCGGTCGGGCGTATGCCCATAGGCGTGAAGCCCAGACCCTGCTGCGTCGCGCCCATTGCCTGCTGCAATGCGCCAGCCGCTGCCTGATTTACGTTAAACTGGCCCTGCGGCGCGAGCGGCGCGTATTGCGCTTGGCTTGGCTGCGGCATGGGGCGTGGCTGCTGGCCGAATATGCCGCCCTTCGCTGGCATCGCTGGCATCACCGGTATCGCTGGCACGTTGCTAATTGAACTGCCACGCATTCCGGCGCTTGGCATCGGCGGGCCGCCGATCGCCTGCGCTGCTGGCATTGCGACCTGACCGCCGCCCTTTGCACCTTGTCCAGCCATTATGCTTCTCCTCGTATTGCGCGGGGCTTGAGCATGCCGCACACGCGGCTAAACGGCTCGCCAATCGCCATAATCATCTTGCCGACCACATTCGGCTTGTACTTCTCTGGGCGCTGATTGTGCGCCATCTCTGCCGCCCACGCCTTAACAATGGGCCACATAACTGCGCGAGCGACTTTGGCCCCGCGTGTATCCTTCTGTATATACTCAGCCAACGGAGCAGCCCACGCGTGATAGCCTTCCATAAGCTCAGGATCATTGCGGTGCAGCCACACGCCGTAACGTTGATCCAATCGCCAGATTTCGCGCGGCAGGTAGCCAAGATTGTAATATGCGCAGCATAGGATCTTCTCCACACCGCCGCCGCCTGCCGAGCCGCCTTCTACATCCTTGCCGCCCTTGAAAGTGTATGACCCATCGCCGGTTGGCGTCAGGGCATATATGTTTGAGCCAGACGGCGCTGTGCCAACGATGGGGGCGGTGTCAACGCCGATAATCGGCCTTCCAGCGCCACCAAACGGATCAAGCCCCATGTTTGCCTCGGCAGCTATTTGCGCTGGGCTTGGGGCAACCGAAATCGTCGGCTGTGAGGCGGTGTCAGCGCCAGTGATCGGCCTTCCAGCGCCGCCAAACGGGTCAAGCCCCATATTTGCCTCAGCAGCTATTTGCGCGGCGCTTGGGCCATCTGGGTCATTAAACCCAGCGGCACCGCCCGCAAACATCGGATCGTCTATGCTTACGGGAGGCATGCCCGCCGCAGACATGATCTTTTCACCTGTTGACGGCAAAATGCCAAGCGCCTCGCCAGCGGCACCGATAAAGCCGCCTCCCGCCAAGAAGTCTCCAATATTCCCCGCAACGCTTTCGGGGGTGCCGACTATGACATTGCCCTGCGCGTCAATCGGGAAGCCAGCCGCGTTAATCTTGCCCTGTTGGAACATAATTTCGTCAGCGGTCTGCCAGTTATCAGATCCACGGCCCATGCGGGTCGCGTGGAACTGCATGGCGTTATCTCTGTCTGACGGCGATGCGTTGGGGTTCATCGTCATCGGGCCGGAATATTCGCCGGATTCTGCTCTTGCGACGGCCAGCTGGTTTTGCCGATCACGCTCACGCTCCTGCGCACCTGTCATATATTGGCCATAGTCAACGGGCTGCTGGACGCGTGATCCGACTTGGCCGGTCACGGGATCAATGAAGAAGCTGTCGATAAACTCTTTCTGCGCTGGTCGTCTCGCCGCAAGCTCGGCAACAGACTGCTCGTACATTGGCGCGGCGCTGTAGCCAGACACGCCGCCCGCATATTGCGTTGGCGGGGCCATGCCGCCCATGACGTCTGCCTGAGACATCTGCGGCCCCAAGCCAAACGCGGATGCAACGTCAGCGGTCTGCTGGAAGCCCGCCTGCTGGAACGGCGTAAACGCGGCAACATCTGGCCCGTAATATGGAACGTATCCAATCTGGCTGATGCCTTCGGCCTTTGCCAAATTACGGCGCGCAGCCTCTTCAATGTATTCTGGGATCGTAACTGATGACGTTTCTGACCCGCCCTTGCCGCCTGACATTATTCAAACTCCTTCACATATGAGGCGTGCAGTGGCGTCCAGCCATGCGCCTTCAGTGGTTTCTTCCAGCCAAACCGGCCCGTCATGGTCAATGCAGAGCATCCTTGCGCTTTCGCCCATGCTATCACATCTTCATGCATTTCTAAAATCTGATCCAACTCGCCGCCGCCAAGAAACACGTTTAAAACTTTCTTCTTCGGATATACCACTATTTCGGTCACTATGCACCCCCTCGGCGTGGGCCAAAGCTGCATCGTTCCCTTGTATATACCTTCGGCCACGTCGATGAAGTCATGCGTGCCGCCGGAATACTCCAAGGCAGCCTCAATCCAGTCACGGCATCTCTCCAGCTCTTTATCCATGAAGCCTCGTAATTGCTAAGGTTGACGCGGGTATCGCTGGCACCGGCGAAGACGCTGCGGTGTAATTCAGAAAGCCGCTTGTGCTGTCGATCATGTAATTCACTTCCAAGTAGTCATTCGCCGCAACAGTGAATATCTGCGTGCGCGACGTGACCAGCGTGGCGTTATTCTGGTGCAGCGCAGTGGTCATGCCGCTGTCTGCCACGTTGGTTCCGTTTACGCTGGGCCAAAAATAGAAGTGAACAGTGCTGGCTGACGTTGATGATATTTGCGTCGAGAACGATACAACATATTGGCCCGCCTCCTCGAACACGATGCGCGACGCTGGCGTGCCTTGCGTGATGCCGTCATTGCCGCTGGGCGCATCATATGTGAGCTTGTACGCCGTGTTGGCGGCAACAGGCGTGACGTCTGACGTCAGGATGAAATCAGCGTGGCCATCCTCCAGCACAACTTGCCGCCACTCGCCGTTTTTGCTGACAACGGGATACAAGTTTGTGCGATCCCACATCAGCACGCCATCTTCTGCTGCGCTTTCGCCGCCCGTCTGCTGCACAAGCGGTGATCGCGTCTGACCAAGATAGAGCATCATGCGCCGCGCCCATGACTTCCAGTCATCGCCCTGCGGCTCTGGTGCGCGGTACTGCTGCGTCATCTACGTCCACCCGCAACAGTGTCCAGCCGGTTTATGCCAACGCGCCAGTCGGCAAGCCTTGCCCCGTCAACGCGCATCCGCACCTGACGGCCAGTGAAGCGCATGCTGGTTGGGTTGGCCATGCTAAACGGCCCGTATGATCTCTCGGTGCCGTTTGGATAGAAACGCGTCTTAAACGTAGCGCTGACATCGCCTTGCGTTTTTTCGTCTGGGATCATCTCCGTCACGCTAATGACGTTATCGCCGGTGCCAAGCATAATCGGGCCGGTTTCCGCGAACGGCGTCAAACCGCCATACTCGAAGCCGATCTCATGCTCGTATATCTTCTTGTCTGACGGATCAAACATCATCGGCTGCCTAAATGTGCCGGAGTCAGATCCTGCCGTGCGCGCCAGCTCGCCAATAGACCACGTATTCTCGACGTAATTATACACGGCGTATCTGTTGTTTTCGTTTGATGAGCTGGACGGGTAGAACCACCATATCTCGCCAAAGTCGCCATTTGACATGGCAAACGCCTTGCTGATTTGCGCGCGGTTGATGTCGTTAAACACGTAGTCAGACACGTCGCTCTGGATCTCTTGCACGCCGCCACCGGTGTAGGCGTAAAACGCATGCACGCCCATCCAGAAGCACCCAGCGTCAACCTTGGCATATGCAAGATTAGCCGCAAGCCCGCACGCTGCGCCAACGCGCTCAATGCCGTACACATATGGCGGTCCGATATAGTTGGCGACATGCGCGTCTGTCGTTGTCAGGATAAGCGTCTGCCCGCGAACATTCACGCCAGCCATAATCTGCCCGCTCGTCTGCAGCTCAAGATCGCCAGCCTCGTTTGTCGCGGCAGGCGTCCAAGTCGTGTTGTCTTCGCGGTCAGACCATTGAACAAGGCGCGGATTGCCGCCTGCGCCGAGACACATCAAAAAGCGCTCTGCCGTGACAACAATGCTGCGGTTATTGACTGGCGCGTTGGCGACCTGCGCGGCAATCGTGCCGGTGTTAAGCTGCCATTCGTAAACCTTGCCGTCGTCTTCGTTATTGGCCAGCAAGTATGCGCCCCACGGCTGCAATGCCCAAGCGGTCGCTGGCTGGATGCGTACAGTGTCTGG